TTTAAAAATTTTTGAAAGTGTTGAAGTTTTCTTTCTTCGGTTAATTTTCTTTTTTTTACATCATCTTCAATAATATTTTTAATTGATTCCGCTATCCAAACTTTTTTGTTTGAATCGTATATCCACTCTTTACCTTCCATAATACCTTGAACAAAGGCATCTGGAGCAGAAGGATCTGCAACAATATCTGCAGCAGTTGCAAGCATAAAATCTTCTCCAACAACTTTATGACCTTCATTGGTCATTTTTAGAGAACCAACACCACGAGAAGATACACCAAGACAAACTCCTTCATTAATTAGTGCTTTGGCAATTTTTCCCATAGGTGTTTCAAGAAGTTGAGCTTTACCAATAAAGTTTCTACCCTCCTGTCTCAAACGCACAATTTTATGAGAAACACGATCCAAATTTACTGTAGGTCCATCTGGATGTCCAAGCTCACCGAGAGCACGACCACGATTAATAAATGATTCGGTGTAACGATTTACCTCACGACGAAGTGTATCTAAAGGATACATTCTACCGTTTCGATTGCAAATATCACCTTGAAGAAAAATACCCTCAATAAACATTTTCTTTTCTTGGCCTTTTCCTTCGGTAATAAATTTTACCTTTTGAGCTTCTTCTGTGATGAGTTTCATTTTATTCTGAGACTAGAGTTACTACTTCTGAAATGTTAAAAATTGTATTAGGCTCATAGGATAAACAAGATACCTTTACACTTCGAGCAACTGATGCTCCACTAATATTTGGCGATGTAATTGATGAGCTGTTGAAATCAATTGTAATAGATGAATCTGTTGCATCTATTATTAATTTGTGTGTTGTATTTAAACCAACGGTCGGAGCATTTTCGATTGTAACACAATCACCAATTAAAAATGGATTTCCTGCATTATTGTCAAATGACAATTTGGTCGTTACGCCAGTTGTAATGCCAGAAATTACTTGTCTTCTCATAGTTTCTTTAATAATATCAGTTTCGTATGTAGTGATATGGAAACTATCTTGAGTAGCGACTGGATTATTACCAATCTCAATATATCCTCCTGTACAATCTATAGTAGAACCGATTGTTACTCTTAAATATCCACTTTTAAGAGTAATCGGAACACTAGTAGATGCAACTCCTACTGTGGGAATAATTCTTGGTATACTTTTATCTTGAACAATTCTAGTTGCCATTATTCATCTTCTCCGTAGGTTTCGTCTTCATATTCATCTTCTACTTCATAATTTTCGTCATCTACTTCATAATTTTCGTCATCATCAAACATCATTGCTGCAACTTCTGGTCTCGCATATTCAATATTTTCTCCAGCCTTTGCATAAAGTAGTTGTTTAATATGATCGGAAATATCCGCAGGAGATCCATTAGTCACAACCAAATCGATAAGTTCTTCCATAAAAATAGTTTAAAATATAGTTATAAATTTATTTATATCTTTCCACCTTTAGGTTTTGGAATTTCTATTGCTGAAGTATTAACTGATGGTTCAATTGGAACTTCTCCAGTAGGTGATTGTTCAATTCCGGGCTGTGGAACGGCGATTCCTGGCTGACCTTCTTGTGGAATAGGATTACCCATCTCATCAACAGGAGCGTTTGGATTTGGAAGAATTCCTTTTGCAATTTCATCTTCAATCTGAGCATCAATTTCAATAATTTCTGAATCAGTTTGACGAAGAATTTTCTTACGAACATATTCTGTAGAATAATATTTTCCAATATAAGGTTCAATTGTAGTCGCTAATGTAAGTCTATTTGTTAGAAGCTCAGCTTCCTTTAATTCCGCAAAATGATTATCATACAAGAAATCATATTGAATATGGTCGCACATTGTATCCCAATCTTGTGGCGATACAATATTCTTAAGAAGTAATTGTGTTCTTAAAATATCAGTAAATAAATTTGAAAATTTCTTTCTAAGTCTACCAACATACTTAGAGAACATTAATTCGTCACGAAGAATTTCTGATGATCTTCCTAGATTAAATCCATCCCCACTACCAGCAATTCTTGATTCTGGAATTCCGAGAGCACGATAGAGTTTCTTTTCAAAATACTGAACGTCAGTGAGTTCGCCCAAATTCTGACCACCTGGAAGAGTTGTAATTTCAGTTCCTCTTCCACCTTCACGACGAGGTAGCCAGAAATCTTCAAGCATACTCATGAATTTACGATCATCACGAATTTCACCAGTTTGTGCATCATATACCAACTTGTTTCTATAGCGAGACATTACCTCCTTGAGGTATTGTTCGGCCTTTACCTTGGGAAGATTACCAACGTCAATATAGAAAATACGACGCTCTGGTGCTCTTGACAGACGATAGATTACTAGAGAGTCCTCAATCATTCGAAGTTGATTGAGTGCTTTGATTGCACGATGTAATGGTGAAAGAACCGTTCCTTTATTTCTATCTACAAGTCCACATGTACAATACGTTACTGTATCTTTTGCAATCTTAACTCCCTTTTTAGATCCACCTGAAATTGTTCCCGTTGGATAATTGGGAGTTGGTGTATAAACAAAGTATTCTTCAATTTCTGGAAAATTATAACTTTCAGATTCTTCGCCAGGTCTTAATCTTAATGCTTTATAACGAGCAGACTGACCAGAGAGTTTTTTCTCCTGTCGAATATGCTTCATTTTCATTGGATCAATATATCTTAGTTCCTGAATACCACCTTCAGGATTCTTTTGATCAATGACTTTTAAGTAGAACAGTCGTCCATCAATATACCAATTCCTAAAAATTTCATGGGACTTTTTATCAAAGTCCATCATTTCTTTAATTTTTTTGAACTCTGCTCGAATAATTTCTTTTAAGCGATCACTCGCATTTAGATTTGATAGTTCTATTTCAACTGGAGAGTCATATAGATCACTTACAATAGCTTCATTTACGACGTTTTCAATCGCAGTGTAGCACTCTGGATGAAGTGCCATTTCACGATATCTTCGAATCAAATCATATTCTGTTCTATAAACACCCTCAATATCGACATATTGACCATAAAAACCAGATTGAATAAAATAGTCAACCCCGTCCTCATTATTAGGGGGAACGGGGGAAACTATGGATTTAGGTTTTTGATCATCACTATCAATTGAAAAACCAAAAAGTTTTGCCATCTTATAATTTTAAACTGATGTATAAGTTATTTAGTTGATGTCGATACCACCAGCAGAAGGTGAATTACCTTTAATAGCTTCCCACCAAAGGATCTGAAATTCTACTGGGAATTCTTCAATTGAACTTGTTCCATAATCTAATGAAATTGAACCAACTTGAGTTGGGAAAATATCATAGAAATGGTAGGCTCTGAGAGTAGAACCATCACGATCTAATTGATAAACAAAAGCATCAGCAGTATATGCAGAAGGATCTGTAACACCAGTATTATCAGATACTCTGTTGATCTTGTTCATCCAGTTTTCGAAAGCTGAACGAATTGCAAAATCTGTATCATTCAGAACAGTAACTGTCCAGCTTTCGAATGATCTATCTCCGGCAACCTTTAGAGTTCTACCTCTGAAGAAAACATCAATTGGGTTTACGTTTGATGCAGGAAGATTCGCACCCTTTACCAAGAATCTCATTTTATCGAGAACATTGGTATCAGCTTGAGCGATATTTGGAAAAGAAAGTACAACCTCAAAAAGATTGGACCTTGCTCCACCACCAGTTAACTTACTTTTAAAGTCAGTAATCTTTCTTAAAGGAGGTGGATTGAATTGAGTTCTTGTTGTCATTGGAATTTAAACCTCTGAATTAAAAATTGCCGATTACTTCTTGGAAATCAACACCAGTCTTGGTGGCAATAAAGTTCAGTCCAATAAAGTTAACTGATCTTGCTGGTTTGATGTAGATATCAGCAATAAATTCCTGATTATCAATTACAGCAGAAGTGTTGTTTGTTTCATCACAAACAACGATGTAGTCATAAATACCTCTCTTCGCTTGAACATCACGAAGGAATGGTTCAATAGTATTTACAAAGTTAGTTCTTGTAACTTCATCATTGAACTCAAACAGTACATTTTTTGCAGCATCTGAGATTGCATTTTCGAGATAGATGAACAATCTACGAACGTTAATTCTATCAAATGCAGAAGACTTACCATAGGCAGTCTTATCACCATACAAGATGATACCAGAACCAGGAGAAGTAATTACTGAGTTAATTCGGTTAGAATACAGTTTATCTCTCTGTGTCTTGGATGGATTATATGCAAGTTTTACTGCATTTAAAATAGTACCTCTAGAAGTACCTGCTGGTGAATACCAAGGGAAATTATTAATATCATTACGAGCACAAATACCCGCAATATCACCATTCAATGGTACATATCTGAAAGTATTTGCAAAACGATCATACATGTACTTGTATCCACTATCGAAAATTCCATAAGTAGAAGATGCGATAGGTGAGTAGAAAGAGATCAGGTTTTCAGTAATGTCTGCAGCAGATCTTACTGTAACAGCAGTTTGATTTGTCGTATCATTAATTAGTGCTGATCTATTTGGTGAAATGAATGCAATTGAATTTTTTCTGAGTTCAGCTACAGAAATTAGTTTATTAGCAAGAGCCTGAACCTCTTCTTTTGATCTAGCACCAGAGCCCATGAGAAGGAAATCTACTTGATAATTTTCAGTAGATTCAAATAGATCTAATCCATCAGAAATCTCAGATAATGGTGCATTTAATGCATCCGTAGTTGCAATAGATGTTTTACCATTATAATCAGTTCCTCTGGTTAGTACTTCATTTAATGCACCACATCCACCATAAATTATAGACTCTGCATTAGTATTCCACTCTTCATTTGTTACCAAATTAAAGTTAGATGAATAACCAGTAGTTACAATTCCAGTTGGTTGATTTAATGCAAAAATATATCTAGAATTTTCTGCAATATATTTTCTCCAATATGAAGGACTTCCTACTGAAAACTCAGCATCCTTTGCCTTAGAAAGGCTTAAATGCTTTTCGAGAATAGTCCCAGCATTTCCTGTAATTTTTCCAAGAGCATCAATCACTACAACATGAACTTCATCGAATCTTGAATTTCTTGCTGCCGCAAAAGCAGATGTTCCTGGTCTAGGTGCTAATTCATTCCAATTAACTGATGATGAAGTAGTTAATCCTACAGTTTGCAATTCAAACCAATCAACTTGATTTGTATAAGCTGTTACTGCAAATGCTGTATTGTTACCATTTGTATGAATGGCAACACTTCCCGTATTTGAAAATGTATATACTCCAAGTGGTTGATAATCTACTGTCGTTTCTATGTTATTAGAAATATAAGATAAAACTTTAACTTCAATAGAAGAAGCACCAATTCCGGTAATAATTCCCTTTAAATGACCAGAAAGACTTGAAGTAGTACCAATTCCTGGATTAGTTGTTCCAACCAATGATTGGGTGATACCATAACCAACAACCATACCGGTAGTATCAATACCACTTAAAACTTGATCACTTTTACCATCAATGATAGCTACTCTTAAACCATTTGACCATGTTCCTGGATTTTTTGCTGCTACAAGTACGCCAGATAGTGTGGTCTCATCATATCCAAGAGCCTGATAATGCTGTAAACTATCAATTTTTGTACTAGTTGCAGATCCTACAAAACCATTTGTAAGTGCATCATCATTTGCTCTTACAACTTGAAGAGACCCGCCATATGCTAGATATGAAGAGGCAACCAACCAATGTTCGTAATGCTTGTCTGTTCCGTATGGTTCACCGAAATTAATCAATAAATCGTTTTCGTTCTCAACTAAAGTTGGTACGTCTACTGGTCCCTTAGCAAAAGGTGCTACAACTACTCCAACTTTATTAGATGATGGGGTAACTCTTCCAAGTGTTAAATCAAATTCTTTTACTAAAATTCCAGGAGATGCTAAATTTAGCGGCATGTTATTCTCCTCTACATTTCCAGAATTATACTAAAAGTATTTATAATTTCCTGGTATTATATACTATCTATAATCCCACATATAACTCCACTCTGAAGATACATCTCCATATTCATCTAAATTCCAAACTTCTAATGATTGATTATTATTCTTCTTATCAGCCAACAACCATCTATCTCCAGTATCTTTTTCTATTGTCATGCCGGTTATATCTTCTAATCCATCAGAGACAAATCCAAATGGTGCCATATCTTGATCAATTTGATTTTTTTGTTCTTCATAAATTCTTTTACGGACATCATTATCCGTCATTTCTTTAAAATATTCTTGAGCAACTAACCAAGCAAAAATTACAAGACACATTGCAAGATCGTCATTACATCCTTCTTCCGCTTCAAATGAATTATGCTTTTGAATAAATGTAGTTAACTCTGCAATAATATCATAATCATTAATCATTAACTTATCATCTTCAATTAATAGTTTTAAGTTTGAACAGCCAAGCTTTTTCACAGCTGATGTCATTCTTACGCCCATTTGTGATTTTTTACCACTAAATCCAGAGCCAACAATTTGGCCTGCTCTTCCTCTCATAGAACACATGAGCATATTGTCATATTCCAAATCATAGTGAAGAATATTTGCTACTTGTTCCCCAATATCATTTACTTCTGCTAAAATCCAAGCATTATTATAAGCTTTTGCTACTTTTTCAATAATACTTGGAAATAACATAGGTTTAATTTCATTATTTTTATATTTTGCAACTATTTTATAAGGGAACTTAGTAATATTAAAAATTATAAATGCAGAATAATCATTTCCGATTCCCCGAGCAACATCTACAGTCATCAAATAATTATCATCTTCTTTAGGATGTTCATAAATGTCTAATCCCCTTTCTCCTCTTTTAACTGGATCTTCATATACAAGAGATTTAAGCTTACTTGGTGCAATCAACGTGCCAACAGATCCTAAGAATTCGCAAAGGTGCTCTGCTCTAAACTGTTCCTCACTGGTATTTGCAATTGTTTCTTCTTTCCACTTTTGATCCCTACCAGGAACTTCTGACCAGTGAACTTCAGTTGCAACAAATTGGTTTTTACCTCTTTCTGCATCATGCCACATTCTATAGAAGTGATTCATACCTTTAGGGGTACTTACAATAATCACTTTTGTAGATTTACCTGATGAAATTGTAGGATATACTGATGCAAAGAAGTCATCTGCAATGTGATTTGGCACGAAAGCAAATTCATCGAGGAAGATAATATTGAATGTCATACCTCTAACTGCGGAAGCAGAAGTAGATGCAGCAATAATTTTAGAACCGTTTTCAAGTTCTAATGAACCTTTGTTCCAAGAAAGAATACCCTGTTGCATCCATTTCGGAAGATTTTCATATGAAAGTTGAAGTCTACTTAGAAGTTCTCTAGATGTTGACGCTTTATTTGCAAGAATTCCAATGTTTACGTTGTCATTGAAAACAACATAATGAAGAAGATATGAGATTACAGTAGTAGAATTATGTGTTGGAATAAAAGTTTTTCCGCATAAAAATAAATGATCGTCACTATTTACTTGTATACAAGCAACTGGTACACTTTCAGTCTTTTCTATTTTGTGTATATAAATTCTTTTATTTTGTGGCCTTTTAATAGTATTAAAATTAATTAATTTAACTTTCCTAGGAAGATTAAATA